GGCATCATCTGATCCACCATCTCAGGTGGGACGCCCAACTCCATTGCACCCTGAACCGCCTCAGCCACTAGGTTTTGCATCAGCTGTGGTGGTAGATCGGGTAACGGTGTTGGCTCTATCCGCCACGGCCTATCGCCAGAGGGCTGAAATAGGTCCGACAGCCACGCCTTAGCGGCACGACATTTAGCACTGGTGATCTGCATGTAGATCTCAGATCCACCCTGCGTCTTGATCGCCTGTAATTTACCCTCGTCATACTCCCCAGCACGCCGTCTCTGGCAGTCCTGAAGTCGATTGTTTAGGTCCATCCGATTGAACTTGGAGACCTCCCACATCGATCTGACATGCGCCGCAAGCGAATCCGTGACTGGGTTGCCCTGATATGACGCCTTCATTGATTCGACGCGCATCTCTTCTTCAGCGTTTCTCTGCTCAGTAACCTGATCTGGTGTGCTTACCTGTAAAACCATACGTTATGTCCACCCTGCTGAAGACGCGACCTTCGTTGGTCTTGCCGCTACCTTTTGCCGTCTTGGCGTGAATGCGAGTAGCAGAGCCTCAGCCTCGTTCGGCGAAGGTATCCCACGACGTTTCATTGCCTTCTTAGATTCGATCTTGATCTTTCCGCTGTCCGTGTACTCGACTAGCGGCTGTGATAATTCTGAGATCAACTCCGCCCGATTGGGGATACTGATCATGTCGTCTAGGGACCACTTCTTGATCCCGTTGACGTGCTGGTAGGCACGCTCAAAACGTATGCGCATCTCCCACCACAACTGAGCCCGAAGGTTCAGATAAAAGTCTTTGTTGAGCCTCTCAGGCATCCCTACAACCGATCCCGGGGTGGGACTCTCTGACACTGCAACTGGGATGAATGAAACACCCGATAGCTTGCCCGATGCCCTCACGCCTGCACCGACCCCGATCGAGTCGAAATTGACGTACATTGCCCGATGATCTCGAGCAAACTGCGTGGCTATCCCCGTGGACTGATGCGTGTCCTTGCCGTTCCATGATTCGATGGCCTCGACCACCGTGCCAGTCACAACACAGACCGCGTTGTCATCCTTGCCTTCCTCATCCGCTACGTCGAAACCGATACGGGTCTCACCGCTTGGCATGGTCTCCAGCTTGTCGACGAGATTGACTGCCGCCCTGATCCATCTGGCTGGGATGCAGACACCCTCAATCGAGGCCGTGTAATCGATGTCGATCTCTTGCGCTACCGTCACTGCGTCAAGCTCATCACACTGCTTTGCGTACCACGCATCATCCTTCCGCGGATCGTCTTGCCAATGGAACGTAAACACTGGGATCTTGCCCCCATGCCGCTTCTTGTAAAACGGGTTGCCAGCACCGTTTGGTGTGCTGATGTCGATCTTGCAATTCGAGGTCTGAGACAGTGCCGCATCGATAAGCTCTGGTTGCTCGTAGAACGCGCTCTCGTCCTTGAAATAGATCGCTGTCCTGTTACCCCTTCCGATGTTCGTTCCTGCCTCACCGGTCAATGTGGAGCCGTTACCGAAGCGTATGACCATGTGGCTCGAGTGACTGCGTTGTGTCCAGTCCCCCTTGAACTCAGGCGGTAGCAATTCCATGAACTGCCGTGCCTTGAAAAACAGTGATTTGGGGTCGCCGATCTTGTCGACGTATTCCTCTTTGCGTGACCCGAATCCGATGTTGATATCCCTGTGAAAAAGGCATACCGAACAGGCCGCCGCAATACTCAGCCAAGACACACCCATGTCCCTCGACTTCTCAGTCAATCCCGACTCTTGTGAGTGCCAGCGATCGATGAGCCAGTCCACCCACTCCAGCTGTCGATCGAACAGCACGAAGGGCACCACGACAGGGAGGCCGCGCTCCGCATTACGCGGGTCAGCAGTCATGCCCCAGTCGCTGATGAATTGACCGATGTTCTGCCGGTAATGGGCTCGTATCTGCGGGAGTAGCTCAGGCTTGTCTCTGAGGCCTTGTAGCCTGTGAGCTCGCTGGGTCAACTCCGCCTTATAGTCCGGCGCTTTGAAGTCCATCAAGCGTTCTAGGAAACCATCTCTTGTAACGCCCAGAGGCAGAGGACCAGCCCCATGCCATATGTGGCGAATCTAACGCCCTTGTCTTCCCACGCTTCCTTGAGGAGCATCTTGAGTTCGGTCAGTACCATTTTAGTGCCTCAGCATCTGCAAATAAGCGTCAGCCGCTTCAGCCTCAGTTGTGGCCTCCGCTATGTCGCTGACATCCACTTTCAAGGTGGTTTCGGTCTCGATCTTTTCCTTGAACGCCTGAACGCCGACGTGCTTGCCTGCAAGCTCCAAGAATCCTCTCGCCGCATTCGCATTGAGCGGCACCATTCGGCCCTGCTCATCCATGTATTCAGCGCTGTTTGTAATGTAGGACTGAGCCGCCTGCTCAAGCACCCAAGCCGCATCGATTTTGGTCTTGGCTTGACGCTCAGCTTGGCCCTGATTGACTGCTTGCTGAATGTTAGGTTTTGTTAAGAGCTCAGAAGAAATGGATCTCGATGTTTTCTCGCTGTAACCAGCACGAATCGCGGCCTGAGACGCATTCAAATCGATGAGGTATTCATCAACGAATCGCTGTTGTTTTGCAGTTAGTTTGCTCATCAATATTGCCAGTAAGCGGGTGAAGGAAGCTCATCATCGAAATCCATGTGAATGAACTTTGCGTCGTCGTGTATTCCTATTCGAGTCACCCCATGATTGAGAGCGATGCGAAGGATCGTTAATAGCTTCTCATCTGAGTCGTAGAAGACATCCATTGCAGTGCCACCGACGTGAGCTCCAAGGACATCTTTTTTCTTCTCGATTGGATGGTCTTTACACCTATAGGCGCTTGTGACAATCCATGGGAATCCAGACTCATGTCTCATAGTGTTATAGGACTCTAGAGCAATGTCATCAAAGCCTTCTAAGCCACAGTGAGTACAGGATAGTTCTTCCGCCGAAAAATAGTTTTTCATTTGTCGATCTGATCCAGCGCAAAAATGAGAGCAACACCGGTTCCAGCGCATAGCAATAGCCAGCAGAGCATCTCGATCATTTCCATTTGCTTAACGCCTTTATGCCGAATGAGGCACCTATCGCCGCACCCAAAAAACCTTTGTAGTAATCGGGCATTGACCCAAGCACTACGAAGCCTTCTTGCATGTGTGGAACCATCGATGGGATGAAGGCTCCGACCATAGGGATTGAGAGCACAATTACGAACCACTCGTCTTTCCAGCTTGAGCCGCTGTTACCTGCCTGAGTGAGATCCCAATCCTTCTCCGCATCAAGGCGAGCCATTTGGTTTTCATGCTTGGCTTTGGTCTTCTCCCCCCTGCGCTTAAACCACTCTGAGCCAAGGGATAGTATTCCCGTCAAAATGGGGTTCACTTCTTGCCCTTTTTCTTGGGTACGCAGTTGGGGACGCGCTTACCGTTTTTCATCTTCTGGCCTACCATTTGGTAGCCGTCCCAGCATGGCCCCTTACTCTTCTTGGCCATCAGTGCAATGTATCCAGAATTGATTCATCGACCACCTGACCGATCAACATAAATGAGTTGTCGCAGGCAGTGCATTCCATGATGAAAACCTCTTCGACCTCACACGAGTGATACCACTTGAAGTTCTCACCGCCACAATCGACGCAGACGTACTTTTCTACGCTTCCATCGAGTTCATCCGCGGGAAATTCTATTACCTCACCCACGGCTACTTACCAGTGCGAGCTTGTGATTTCTTGGCACGCATTCCGCGTTTCGGAAGCGGCTTTTTCAAGCACTTACCGGCCTTCTTGCAGGCAACCTTTGTCTTGCATCCGCTACATGGCGTCATTACTACTTCCTTGACTTAGTGCCGGAACATTTCCAGCGCTTTCGACTGAGTCTGAGCGGCGAGTTTGGGTTCGCTGCTGCCTTCGGATTCTTTTTCATTTGACCAGCACTTCTGGCGCAGTACGCATCGCCCTTGGACGTTCCCGCCCTTACTCGAGGACCACCATCCTTTGCTTTGCCTGCCTGACCGTAGCTGACCTTCTTGCCGGTCGAGGTAATTTTTACCTTTGCCTTTCCTTTGGCTGGGGTGGCCATCAGTCTAGGAACCTTCCCGTGAGCGCGGCCCAGAGACCTGCCGCCATAGCGATGGCAATCCCTGACACGAACGCAATCTGCCCCTTATCCATGAAAGAGCGCATTTGGTTGCTGAATCTCAGATCTTTCCGAAAATCCTCAACATCGCCCGGGTCATCGATATCCACCCCAAGAATCGCAAAAGTTTTCTTCACGGCCTTGTCGGCGCTTTCATCAATCAATTGTCTTTGCTGATATTCATTCATGCCAATAGCCAAAAAAAAGCCCGGGAGGACCGGGCAATGCTCTATGTGGAAAGAGACCTTGAGGGAACAGGTAGCAAAAGCGCCACCCTATACGAATTCTGCGTTTTGCCCTGACGGTTGGCAAGAACTAAGTTCCAACCATTTGTTACTTTTGTCACATTGTATTGACAATCGCGAATACCGCGATTATTATTCGGTGATAGTTTACGAGGTTTCCTATAAAACCTGCCGGTACTCCCGTTCAGAGTCGCCCCATCGCGCAAACGCATTTGGGTTACGTCACGGACCAGCTGGATGAGCGCAACTACCTGAGAGGCCGTTGCATTAATGGTCGTATGACGTAGTCAACTATCAGTTGGCCTGATGAGGCGCAGTATCGCCGAAACGTCAATGGAGACGACCATGTATATACAAGCGCAATATGTAATTCAGAACCAGAGCTGGAGAAACCCCGGAGTCTGGGAAGAAAAAAACAAGATTTATTACAGCCCCGGAGAGGCACACGAAGCCGCTATAGAAGAGGACGAAAGCTTCGATAAGTTTTTAGACGCGATAATCGACGACCCATCCAAATCTGAAGAAGCTAAAGCCCACGCACTGCATGTACAGTGCGAGAAACGCTGGAAAGTCAGCAGCCGGGAGAAAAACTTCACGCACGCAACTGAGCATATGTACTCAGACAAACGAGCTTGGGAGATCGTCAGAGTCGTGTCCCGCAAAACGATTGAGATTCGACGTGTTGACAGCGACCACCACATCGGCGATTGCAAGCAAGTATCAGGCGGCTTCTTCGGTCACGTAGTAGACCAGCACAATCAAAAGGTCACCTACACATCCAACCCAGACAATGAGGTCATCCGCATCCGACGATGCAAAGGTAGCAATAGCCAATGGACGCATAAGGGTGTTCGCTTCACGCTTCAGACTGAGCCATACGCCTTTCACGACTTCAACTTCTAACCACACTGATGAGCCTGCGAGACTCAGGCGAAACGCCCCCACGGGCGTCTGTGGAATTCACCACGATTAACGAGACGACCATTATGAAAAAAGACTATTTAGCAATTATCCGCATCGGCGGCGGTTCGAGTTACGGGCGAGACGCTTCAATTTTCGATGCAGTCGAAGGCGCAATTCGGATCTGCATACTCGATTGGAGTCGGTACTACGAGCTCGAAGGCAGGACGCTGAGCGTGCAAGTGCTCGATGTCAGCGGTCGCACTGATCTGGGGTGGGACGATCAAGGTGTCTATTGCACCGATACCGGTGATACGGTGGAGCCTCTCAAGTTTGTCACCGTGCAACTGCCGGAACTCACGGGACGCATGAAAATCACCGGCCCCAAGTACCTGACTCAAGCAGGTCATGAAGTCGCTAAGGCATGCAGTCAGGTGGCGGCATGACCAACATGGATATCGCGCACTGGACGATCGGGTGTGGGCTCTCTGCCTACATTCTGGTCTTTTACATTCTAGGCTAACCACACTGATGATTCGGGCTGAATACCCGATGAAACGCCGTGAGGCGTATGTGGAATTCACCACGCTAAAGAGACGACCATTATGGACAGAGTAATCAAACTTAAAGGCTTCGGTAAGAAGCCCCTCGAGCAACGCATCGCACGCAGTGTGCTTAACCAGCAAGACGACACCGAATGGGGCCGGGTGCAAGCCATGGCCTTTGACCGGGGGATTCTCGACTGCGAGAACACGCTGCTCGGCGACATCGTTGAGTTCAACGAGGCTGCTGCTGCCTTCCCCGGTACGGTAGCTGAGTTCCTCGCCCTGCTCGAGCAAGGACGGGGGAACCTTATCCCTAGAGCACACTAGCCGAAACGCCCCCCGGGGCGTCTGACCCGGACTGATCCCCGGGCACTGATGAGGCAGATCCTTAAACGTCAAAGGAGACGACCATGAAAGTAATTATTCAAACTCAAACCTATGAAAACTACGGCGCTCACGACTGGGACGGCGAGGGTGAGTGCCCTCAGCGCTGGAAACCAAAAGGTGGAGACACGTTCATCTTCACCTGCAACCCTCGTGATAAATACAAACTCGCCGCACTGGTGAAAATCAACAACGACATGTTCGTTGAGGAAATTATTGACATCGCTGAGTGCGAAGAAGCGTTCTTCAATGTTCGAGACCATTGCTCCGAATACCAGCACCCCACCTTCATCGAGCGTGGCGTAGACTGCTGGCTTGCCCATCGCATCGCTCATTGCGAGTTCGATGACTTCGATTACACCCGAGAGTCATGGATTGTCGGCAAAGGTCAAGCACGCGAAGCCATGAAGCGAGAGGTCTGCATCGACGGCCTTGTAATGAGCTGGTCCGATTACGTGAAGGAGCAAGCAGCATGATGAGCGAAATGATCCCTAACCGCCCACGCTGGCAAGTCGGCGATGTCTTCTTCGATGGTCTGGCTCGGCACCAACGTGTGATCGAGCTGCGATACGAGAGCGGCTGGGTCTACGTGACCGAGTCACCGCTGATCAAGATCGCCTTCAGGTTTACCGACGCAGATTTAATGACCCCACACTGATGAGATCACTTGGATAGTGAACGAAACGCCGAGAGGCGTCTGTGGAATCCACCACGTTAATGAGACGACCATCATGACAAATCAAGAAATCGTCGACCTGTTCGACAGCACCAATATCACAATGGCGCGACTCGCGCTTATCAGTGGCCGCGATATTGCGGAACTTAAAAAACTACTCATGGGAGGTGCATCATGAGTTGGATAAAAGCAAGAGCAGTACTTAAATCTGCAGGCGTACCAATAGTGCGCAACGAATGCAGGTTCACTGATCACGCGCACTTCGAGATTGCCGCAGAAGGCGGCATGCCTCTAAACCCATCTGGCCCGTGGTACTACGCGGATTATTACGAGATGTTCTGGGGTAGCCCAGATCTCAATAAACTGCTCGATGACAACGGGCTGAGGTTCGAGTGGATCAACCCGGGAATCATGGGGGTGTACGATGCTTAAACGACCCAACCCCCTGAACGCTACCGTTCACGTATCTGAAGAGTTGTACGTGATCGAGGTGCAACACATGTGGGAAGTCCGCCGCAAAGGTGACTTTCACCACACCATGAGCCACTGGCAAGAACTCCCCTACGAGTTCTACGACTACGACGAGGCGCTCGAAGAGCTAATGGCTGAAAAAGCCGAGGATGAAACGATCTGCGGCGCTCGCATTCGGCAGAAAATGAGGCAGAGCATCGAGTGGCTTCAATTTGAATGGGACCGTGACGATGAGGACTAGGGCTCGCATTGCCGATCTGGCTGAGATGCTTTACCGCACTCAGTCTCGACCGGGCGGTTACACCGATTCAGAAATTGAATTCATCTTGATCGTTCAGTTCGACCTCGATGAATATCAGATTGCAGATTGGCTTCCACCAATCATCAAAAAAGTTAAGGAGACGACCAAAAATGTACGACATCAAAACTAAATTCATCCCAGCAACTGGGACTTCAGGGCAAAAAGTAAAGGCAGTAGCGCACCGCGTGTTTCATCTGCCTGATGGGTTTAACCAGTCAGTCAGCGTCCACTGGCAACACGAGCTAAGCGTAGAGCAGAATCATTACCAAGCGCTTAGTCGTCTGCTGAATCAATGGGAAAAGGCTGACGATCGAGGGATCGACTTCAACATCGATTTGATCTCTGCCTACTCGCCACGGCGGTATGATTACGCTGACATTGAGCGGGGCTACCTATGGCATACTGTGGGATTCGAGCCAAGGGGTGAGCAGATTCACCGAATGATGAGCAAAGGGGCACCAAGTGACCGATAAAACAATTCTCAATTCCTGTAAGGATGTGGGTATTCCAAGCGTAGCAACGCTGATGGAAATCACGGGGGTGCCTCACAGCACCCTTCGTGGTTGGAACACTGCTCGCCCTAAAGCTTTTCAGTGCCTGTTGATCGGTGCCGCGAGTATATATGCCCATCGACCCAACTCAGCAAGTGATCCAGAATCTGAGACGCTAGAGACTCTGACACGCTAAAATGCTTCGCGCACTCCTTCAGCTGAGTCCGATAGTAAAACCTCTCTTTGAATAGATCGTAGCCTGCGAACTGGTCTTCGCGCATGATTCGCACGGCTTCATCTATCCCCTCCAGTATTTCCGGCGGCGCATAAATCTCGTTCTCTGAGCTTCGGTTTGGAGTCAACGCAGGTGACTTGTACCCTAACCCCCTAAGTGAATCTTCGCTTCGCCGCCACTTCCCCCACTCGAATACCAGCGCTCTGATTTTCCCTAAGTTCCGCTTTTGCATAAAGCAATCCCTTCAATGTCTGAATAGCCACGCCCTCTTTGACCATCGCTCCACTGCATCGATACACCGTCCAGCCATACTTCATCGCCGCATCGTACTTCCGAAGGTCACCCTCAAATCCTTTGCCAGTGGTATGTCGTCCACCGACCCATCCACCGCCTTCCACCTCGCATGCCAGCAGTAATTCAGGCCATGCAAAATCAAACCGCCAATCCTTCAGGTCCATATCCTTCAGGCGCTGTCTAATCCCCTTGTAGTCCCCAACAATGTCACGAGCGAATCTCAGCTCACGCACTGGCTCAGGCAATCCCTCGTCCTTGATCATCAAATCCAGCAAGTCTTCAATTTGCGACATCGATTAAACCCCCCTCGATCCTTCGCTGTATCGTCCTGTAGACCCCTCTGACATGAGCCCTGTAGATTTCCTCTGCTGTTATGTCATCGACGCGCCTGCGCCCATCCACGAGGTCGTGGCACACTGCGCAAGCATCAGCCGCCCACCAGTCAGGGCTTTTAAAGCCAAGACCTTTCATCTCGCTTGGCGCGTGCGCGAGAACGGTGGTTTCAGTCGTACCCCAAAGGCAGTACGGGTAAAGCTGAACGGTGCAGTCTTGACCTTTAGATGCGCCGCGTAACTTACTCAGCTTCGGCACTGGCTTGCTCCCCCATCAGGGCAAAGTACGCCGCGCCGTCCTCGTAATTATCAAGCCTGAAGTCTCCCTGCTGAGTTCGCACGGCCTTGAGTAGCGCCATGAATAACCAGCCCTGTTCCACTGACATCGAGTGACCGGTGATTGCATTGAACGCGGTCACTGTCTTATCCATTGATCTTTCTCCAGATGGCTTATCGTAGGTGCTTGCCCTGTTAGCGAGATGGCCTTGTGCTTCAATCAATACGTCAATTGCGTTCATCGATAAGATCCTTGCTTGGGAATGGGACGCTCACTGAGTGCTCGTTAACTAAAAACCGATTGATGTGATCGTAGATCTGCGAAACCTGAGACTTCTCAAGGCGGCGCATGCTGGACTCAGAGAACAGGGCTTTTTGAAGCGGTGCCCACATCTGATATTTCACGTTCTCTTTGGTGACCTCGATCTCTGCGCCTTTCTTCATCGATTCGAGAAGGGTTTGCAGGGTCACGCCGCGAGAGCTGAGCGCATCAGCAACCATCCCGCAGTACTTCCAGATCGCACTGTGTTGGGCAGGGGTGTACGCCTTGTCACCTGTCTTCATCTGGATATGCACGTCGCCCTCAGCGAGGCCAAGCTTTATGGCCTCCATGAGAAACGTCATCGCCTGTTCCTGCTCCCTGTCTGATTGCTTGCTTCGGATAATCCAAAAGTCACCCTGCATTCATCGTCACCTCGTCCGCAAAATCGCCGATCTTCTCAGGTAGCTCGACTACAACCTCGACGCGATCCCGCAAGCGGTGCGCCAACTGATAGGCATACATCTGTCCGGTGAAGGAGGCATCCCGATCACCAAACACAATCAACTTCTTACAGGTCTCTGGTGGCTCAAAGTTAGCCAGTGCAGTCGCGTTGACCGCGGCCCACGTCGGCACGCCATGCAGAATGCGAGCGGCAATCGCCGTCTCTATCCCTTCAGCAATACCCATGACTTCTGCTGCATCGCAGAGGTGTATTGCACCCCCCTTAGCCATAGAGCTCGTGACTTTCTTTTGAGCGGGGACTTCCGCCTTCCTACCGTCCTTTGTCAGGTAAGTGACGTGAAAAGTAGATACCCGTCCCTCTGGACATCGATAAGCCGCCACCATAGCTGGGAAGTTGCCAACCAATTCTTTGCCGTCCCAGTACGGGAGCGAAGGATGGAGTCTTAGATACTTCACCGGACACTTTAAGTTTCTACCCTTGAGGTAAGTCGCGACTGGGTCACCCTCAGTGATTGAAACCAAGCCGCTCGAGATCCTGCGCAATCTGTCCATCGGTATTACCTTTGGCTTATTAGGCTGAGCCTTAACTTCACCGCAGAGCTCATCGATACGCTCAGCGCACTCCTTAAACTGAAGACCGGTGTATTGCATTGCCAGCTTCATGCCGTCCCCAGCACCACAGCTGGAGCAGTAATACGTTCCGCGGTTTTCTTTGTTGTCCCATCGGAAACGATCCTTCCCTGCGTTGCAGAGAGGACAGGGTCCGTGGTTGCCTGTGAGGTGCCGGTGCTCTATGCCAAGCGCTGACAGAATCCCGAACCATTTGCCCTGAGCGCGATCCGTAGTCTTCATGCCGCTGACCTCTTCGCGTAAGCAATCTGCCTATGCGTAATGTAGTTCAGCGTTTCCTGCGTGGGCTCTTTGAGCGGACTGTCTTTGTAGGCGTTAGGCCATACACCGAACTTCGATCGGTATTGATTGGAAGCCCAGCCCTCCTTGTAACCGCGGTCTCGGGCATAGGCCTTCAGCTCGCCGTAGAAATCCTGCTTCTCTTGCGGAGTCGCCTTTCGATTGGCGGTCTTAGTCGTCTTGATCTCGCGTAGCTCACCGTCCCTACGCTCAACATCCTCGAGCTTCTCGTACATGTAATTACAGCTCGGACATTTGCGTGACAGCTTCAGCAACCCACACGACGGGCAAGGGTGCTCCGTCGGCTCATCACTGTCCTTCGACTTGCGGTCTAGGTTTCGCTTCAGATCGCCATCATCGAGCTCGGTAGGCAGAACCTCTGTGGGCAGTCCATTGCGGATACAGTTACCCGCATGATCTATGATGATGCAGTCTTCTTTACCGGCGGCGGTGCGAAGACCACGGCCCAGTATTTGAATGTGCATCATGAGTGACTTAGTTGGGCGTGCGATGACGATGCAGGCGCACTCAGGCGCATCAAATCCTTTGGTTAAAACTGCGACGTTGCACAGGACTTGAATCTTGCCGGACTTGAAGTCAGCGATCTTTTGCTTGCGCACATCCATGTCGGTTTCATAACCGTCAACATGATCAGCCTTAACACCCGCGCTTTTGAACGCATCGCGCAGTAGCTTGGAGTGAGCGACGTTACAACCAAATACCAGCGTTTGCCTGTTCTCTCCCAGCTTTTTCCAGCTCTCGACAACATCGCCGACGATCTTAGCCGCACCCATAAAATCGCCCAGCGCATCTTCTTGCCAGTCGCCATCGGACTTCTTGTTAACGCTACTTAGGTTTGGGATGTACGGTGCGTAGCATCTAGCCGGAGCCAAGTAACCCAGCTTCGTTAGATCTGCTGTGGTTGCTCCGACAACGAGCTCATCGAATACATTACCCAAGCCACGTCGGAATGGGGTTGCTGACAGGCCGATCACGGGGATCGACTTGTGAGTACACTCGCGAACAATCTTCTCATGAGCCCGATGGATAACATGGCACTCATCGATCATGACCACGGTGGGCATCAGATGAAGCGCAAGCCTCGCCCATCGAGAGCGAAGTGTTTGAATCGTGGCTACCTGAACGGGCTGAGAGTAATCAGTCCACTCGTGCATCCCCTGAATGACGCCTACACCCAAGCCAGCGGCTGAGAATGCTCTGGCTGCTTGATCAACAAGCTCTAGGCTATCGACGATAAAGAATAAGCGACCGCCTTTCTTGACGACGCTCTCAGCAACCATTGCGGCGATGAAGGTTTTACCTCCGCCAGTGGCAACCATGAGTACTTGAGATTTAACGCCTGAAGCGACGTTTTGTCTGCACTTTGCAAGCGCATCTAATTGGTAAGGTCTTGCCGTATTTTTATGTTTGTTTTCGTGTACTTGTGGCATACTGTCCTCGCTTGTAATGAGCACCGGGGGGGTCGTGGCTTGGTCGTCTCGCCTCTCCGGTTTTAAGCCTCGCGCCTACGCATCAACTTCGATACATAGACCTACTACTTAACTTAGTTAGTGGTATCCATTTAACCTTGGCTAGGGAATGAACCCACTGGCTGAGCACATCTTCCCCATACCCAACGAACGCTGAGTTTGGAGCCTTTCTCCGCAAGCCATCCTGTGGCCGTCTTGGAGGTCATAGTCGATTACGCGCCATGACTTGAGTGGAATTCACTGACGTAAATCAGCATGGTCACAGCCACTCACTTGACGTTATGTGCAACGCCCCGCTTCCCTCTGCTTGCGCCTGACCAACCTCTTGCGCATGTTCCTTCTTGGCCGAGCGTTCGTTGTGCACCGTCAAACCAAGAGAGTCGACTGTAACCTATAGTGTACTTATTGCACAAGGAAAAATTCTGATTCGTTAATTAATCTAAATGATGGAAAAACTTCCATGATCTAAATTAGTGAAAAACAGTGGAAAATGTTAGGATTATTAATGTTAAATAGTAAACAAGAATGACCGGCTGAGTAGGAATGAACGAGGAAACTAGAAAACAAATTGACGTTGAATTCTCAAAGCGATTGAAGCATGCGCTTGCTCAGTCTGATGCTGCACAGTGGTCGCAGACTGAAGTAGCAAAGCACTTGGGGCTCACGTCACAGCAGGTTAATAACTATCTAACCGGGAGGCGAATGCCCAGTATCGCTATAGCTCGCGACATTTGTGAGCTGACGGGTGTTTCTTTCGAATGGCTACTGACCGGCGAACGACCCAAGAGCCAGCGCTCACTTGAAGACATGTGGGACCGGTCGACTCAGGAAGAGCGGGAGTCTCTGCTTGCAAGTCTTTTGAAGAGCTCCAACAAGCAGTAGATTTGCTTCTCTTCTGGAACAGATTCTTCTACAACTAAAATTAACTCTTCGTAACTACTGGCAACTGTCCTACCGGGCTGCTGATTCACGGCTGCCCACCTCCTTTTGGTTTCCCAAATCAGCAGAATTACCGGATAGGATTCAAATGATTCAAAACCATTCTCGGGCATATATCAAGATTTTTGAGCCGAAATACCCTTTTAATTCTCACGATCAAAGAAGAATCAGAATTAAAAACAACACAATAGGTTGTAAAATACACCTTTATTAACTATCCTGTCTCTTGCCAATCACGGCAAAACAAAGGAGACGACCAATGGTTATTCAACAATTCATAGGCTATTACGGCGACATTTGCCGCCGCGTCCAGTTCAAAAATCATGTTGTACTGATCAGTGCAACTACCCGTGCGGAAGCTAAGCGCCTCACCCGAGAGTGGATCAAGGAGGTGGCAGCATGAATTACGAGACAAGCCCTTCGATTGAGAACATTGCCTCTGCATTAGCCGCTGCTCAGGCTGACATCGAGCACGCAGATGCGAACGCAACAGGACAAGCCAAAGGCGGAAAGTATAAGTACGCCAAGCTTGAGAACGTCATTACTGCGATCAAAGAGCCCTTCGCCAAGAACGGGTTGAGTTATGTCCAGCTGCCTGCGCGAGATGGTTCGGAGTGTGGTGTTACTACCATGCTCATGCACAAGTCTGGCGAGTTCATTCGCTGTACATTCCTGATGCCTGCGGGTCAGAGTATGACGCCCCAAGGTTTCGGCTCACTGCTGACCTATGCGCGTCGGTATTCTTTGACTGCGATCTGCGGGATCGGACAGGAAGATGATGACGCTAAGTCTGCAAACGACTCTGTGGCTAAGGACTCAAAGGTCGCTGACCTTGTTGAGTCAGCACTTGCACCGGAGCGTGAGAAGGCCGCTGATGACGCGAAGAAGGCATCCATGGTTTTTTTCGCTGGGTATACCAAGCTTGCGGTCAAGTATGCGGAGAACATTCAGATGATGAATGCTGCTTCGGAGGCTTCTGACACCGCGGGTATAGCGATAGCTCGCCTCGGCATCGATGACGACGACTTCGCCAAGCTGAACAAGCTCAAGCAAAGCGCGGGTGGCGTATTCAGTGATCTCTGCAAAAAGCAGATGGGCACACAAGGCTTTGCGGATGTGTTGCAGGCCGAGATTTCAAAGGAGGATGCAGCATGATTGAACAACGCTCACCAGAGTGGTTTGCACAGCGAGCGGCAGTATCTATAACGGGGTCCATGGTGGGCTCCGTTTTAGGTATCAGTCCTTTTGCTAGTCGGGACGACGCATTGCGCGAGAAGGTGCGTGCGAAGGCCGGTGCTGAATCTGAGTTCAAGGGTAACTTCGCTACCGAGTGGGGTACTAAGCACGAGCCAGTGGCTCTTGAGGCGTACCAAGAACAGTCTGGCCAGATAGTCTTTGAGACCGGCCAGATTAATCACCCAGAGTACGAATGGATTGCAGCCTCGCCGGACGGCCTCATCGGGCGATCGGGGATCGTTGAAATCAAGTGCCCCTTCTCAAAGAAAATCAAGCCGCTGTCTCAATCACCACATTACTACGCGCAGATACAGCTTCAGCTTCACTGCACGTCGCGAGAGTGGTGCGACTTTATCGTGTGGACGCCTACCGAGATGCACATTGAACGTGTGCAGCGTGACGGTGAATGGCTCGCCAATAACGTGGGCATTCTGTACGCATTCCACGAGGAAGTTGAGGCCATCATGGCGGACTCCGAAAGGCTTGCACCATTTATTGAGGATCGTGAGGTCATTCGTGATGACGATGAATTTATATCCCTAGCCAACCAGTGGAAGTCAGCCGTCGATGCTGAGGCCGTGCTCAAGGCTACCAAGGAGTCGCTCAAGAAAAAAATTCTAGAGTCAGTCGATGGTAGGCGCACCCGCGGTGGTGATCTTCTTGTCTACTCAACGAAGCGCCCGGGCACGATCAAGTACTCGCAAGCGTTCAAAGACTTAATGCCCGATGCGGATCTCTCTGCATACAAGGGCTCAGAATCCACGTCGTGGACCATTAAAACTAACGAGGGAACAAAGTAATGAGTAATACCATAATCGTTCTGGGCAACATATCGCGTGACCCAGAAATAAAACAGGTAGGCGGTGACGCTGTCTTAAAGATTGGCTTGGCTGATAACGTAGGCTGGGGCGACAGGCAGACCACTAACTGGCACAACGTCGATTATTGGGGCGCTAAGCGAGCTCAGGCCTTAATGGGTATCTTGCAAAAGGGCTCAATGATTGAGGTGACCGGAGAGCAAACGATTCGATCTTGGACCAATGAGCAAGGGATTGAAAAGTTTTCAAACGACATCAGAGCGGACAGGATTGTAGTCTTGCCCAAGGCTAACCAGCCTTCTGGTGCCAACTCCCCACAGCCAGTTGCTGACACTGTCGGCGGCGTATCAGACGACATGCCCTTCTGAGCATGCGTCCTACCTATGAAACTGCAAACGATCTGGATAGGGAGCGCATTGTCGCTTCCTATCTGGAGCGCTCTTGGAATTGCAATTTGCGAAAACTATCCAAGTTCGGCGTTTTAGACTTTGCTTTCGAGAAGGTTAACGAGGAAGGCATTCTGGTCGTCCGCGGTTTCGTTGAGGTTAAACGTCGTAACTGTGCACACGACAATTATCCCACCATATTAGTTTCATCAGCCAAGCGGCAGCAGGCAATTTCTTTGCTTGATGCTACCGGCTGCTCATCAGCTTTCGTCATCGTTTACGACGATCGTGTGAAGTACATCAGTCTCATTGAGCCACCTTGCTACACAACGGTTGGAGGTAGATTCGACCGAGGTGACAAGGCCGACGAGGAGGTAGTCCTTCATTACCACATCGATCGCTTGAGCGATCTAGGCCCGTCTCCGTTTCGGGCTGACTCCATTAACGCAGCATAAAAGGGTCTCTTAAATGAGCGAAGTTGAAATGCACACACTAGAATTAGATAGCCATGAGGAGCTCTGGAGCTCAACCCAGTGTTCTCAGTACCTTGGGTACAGTCGCCACTACTTCATGAATAAAATTAGTAAGCGCCCAGATTTTCCCGAGTGCGCTCCTGCTGGTCGTCGGTGGATACGCAACGAGGTAGTCGCATGGGCTACGCGAAAAGCTTAGACCAAGTCGTTAGCCATGTCAGCAGCGCTCCGGTTGTAATAGATCAAAAGCTTGTTGATGTCTTTGTGCCCGGTGATTCTGGCAAGGTCCAAGACGTGGAACTTACCAGCAAGCCGGGTCGTGGCCTCATGTCTCGAATCATGAAAGGTGAGATTTTCAATTCCAGATTTTCGAACCGCCTTGAGAAACAGGGCGCTGACGCTGGGCGCGTAGCATCCGAGCCATTGAGAGGTCTTGCTTTTGGGTACTCTCTTGATCAAACGAATGGCCTCGGGACTGAGTGGGACAATCCTACCCTCATTAGTTTTGGTGATCTCGGGGCGAAGCGTAATAGTTTTACGATTCAGATCAACGTCTCTCTTCTCCAGACTGGAGATTTCCCCTTGCCTCATCGCAGTCTCGATAGCGAGCAAGAAAGCAATGGCGACGATCTGACTTTTGTTGGTCACCGTTACCTCTTCGGAGTATCCCAAGACAGCACAAATCAAGGCGATCTCTTCTTCGGATATCCGTCGTTCTCTTGGCGGTGGATCTCGCGGCCTGTCAGCGTGCGTCGTCGGAGACTCCGTTGCCCACTTCCACTTGATCGCTTTTTTAAATATGTGAGAGATCACGCTGATCTCCCGGTTAACGGTCGAACTCTTGACCGACTCCATTCGATCCTTAATAAATTCTTCGATGTGCTGGGATTCGATCTTGCTGAGCTTCATAGCAAAAAGTCGCGGGTAGTCTCTGGTCAAGGCGTTAATTCTTATCGCCTCCCAGCGTTCTCCCTTCTTGGTTGGAGAAACCTCGTCGGCATACCGCTGAGCTGCTTCAAGAAGAGTGTAGCTGTAGACCGCATGCTTTTTATTGAGCTGCTCCCCAACCCATTGCTCAGCCCTGCGCTTAGTCGGGAATGTTCCAGTGATACGAGCTCCATCAACGAGAACCCGTGCTCTCCAGTTTCCGCTCTCCAGTCGAGTGAAACTCCCTGCCATAAACCCTCCGTGTCCAATCGCGTGACCAATTCGTGGCAGATCATAACCAATTTTATAGTGGGAATTCCAATCATTTGGTGGATGGCTACTAACGAGGGGTTGGGTAAACCGTTGAATTTGTTAGGAAAGGGTGCGAAATAGTGGGGAATGTTATTTCTGGAAATATGCTGATGGTGCCCGGGGCCGGAATCGAACCTCCCCGTAAACACTGGGTTTCATGGCCGTCGTGGCCAATTCGTGTCACATGAAACTCTCAGTTACACAAATGGCAGAGGCTTATGAGCTGCGCGAAAGCGGAGTTTTCATGGGCAACATCGCAACACTAAACAACATATCAGAGACCACCATGAGGCGCTACTTCAGGATCGTAGAGCTTTATGGCTATGACGCTTGGGAGAACGAAGATGAAAGATTGGGCGGGAGACTTCAAGGTGCTTCTGATGTTAGCGGTCGACTCAGCACTGAGATCTGCAGTGCGTGTTGCGGCACTGGCGAAAGGGGCTACTACTTATCTGAAATACCTATCTTTGGACATAAGCCGCGGTGTGAAAAGTGCGGTGGTGAAGGGGTTCATTAAAAGCTGCTACTTTGTATCTGCGGCAATTGTAATGACCTTTATGCTCCTTGCTGTTTTATTTGCTGTCATAGCAACTGGTCTTGTCTGCTTCTGGGCGCACATATTTGATGCCAGCTAAACGAAGGGACTATCGGGGATTCGAAACGGATTACGTTCGAGTTCTTGACTACGCTTACCGCGGCAACGACAACCATCACTGGTGGTTGTGTATGTGCAAGGCGTGCAGCAACGAATGGAATGTCAGGGGAGCCCACATCCGAGCTCGTAAAAGCTGCGGATGCAGGAAGCACACGATCAATAAGACTGAAGCAGAGTTTAGGCTGCGGCTTCTTGGGATGCGCTGGGTGTAACCGTACACCTAGACACCTCACCCTTTTCCTTGTGGTACGTTATAGCGTGCGCTGCTCTTAGGCTCGTGTAGCCACCGCGAGCGGCATGGCTGTCGCGTGCAGCGAGTGTTGGATGACGCTCCACAACGGCACCGCCATCTTCGTGGACATCTTTTTCTTGATGGTGATAGTGACCTGTGTGGATATACGTGCCAGCAGTACAAGAGCCCCACATCTGACGATACCTTGGCTCACTGGCGAACAGCGCTGGTAAGGCGGTGTTTTTCTTCTTGTGACCGTGGTGGAATCCCAGCATGACCCTGCCGTGCTGATACGCATAGTACGGGAACGACGTGTCGTCCACACTGACACGCTTGTTATCCATGTAGACGTGCTTGACCAACTTGCGCAGGAATAGGCTCGAGACGATATCGTGGTTACCCTCGCAGATAAAGATCTTCAGATCCTTGTGCTTCTCTAACAGCATCTCTATGCAGTGCATGATCAGGTGCACTGAAACGTCGACCAGTGCTTCCATTCTTGAATCAGAATCGACGATATGGCCGGAAGTCGGAGTTACTGGTTCTAGGGAGTCGTAATGCAAAAAATCGCCTTGGAGATTCAGTATCCCTATGGCTGAGTCCGGTGACCCATCAATCATCTGAGCCAATGCTGTAATGGCTGTGTTGGTCGCTATCTTGCTGTCCCAATCATCACCGCCGATATCTCGGAAGGCATACATACCCATGTGATAATCGGTAAGCGTGTACAGCGTGCATAGCTCAGCTTTCTCAGCACCCTTGTGCTTAATCTTGGGCGCTGGCTTCCACTTAAACGACTCACAAAAACGAGTGATCGCTTCCATCTGCTGCTTTTTATCTTGCTCTTGTATATGCCACTGGAGGCCTACCGAACCGTCATCTTTGTACATGGTGCTGACGCGCTTAGTAGCAAAGCCTTCCGCAGTTTGATGGGTCATACCCGCTTCTGGCGCAACACCGCTTATTGCTGCCTTGGACTTGGCGCGATTTATCATCTCACCCACAGTGCTGTGGTGTATTCCTAAAGCTTCAGCAGCACGTCGAGCACTGCCCATCTCTATGACTAGTTTTATTACTTCCTTTTGCCGTTCCGTGGCAAACTCTAATAGGTGCTCCATGCTATCCCTCAGCTTTGTTTTCGGCTTCGTTGTAAGCCTTATTAAACTCATCCGTAGCCGCCTTCATCTTGGCCTCCGCTTCCTTAATTCGAACATCCTTCTCCGCGTCTGTGATCTCTGTATTGGCGACAATTCGATCCCTTGCATCACGGTGGAACTTCATTCGCTTCCTAGCGCCCTTGGCCCTGTTAGCAAGCTTTATCTTCCACATGTTTTCCTTTCGAGCCGCACCCCTCTCTGCCGGAGTGCTTTCTCTATCCTTGATGGCCGCAACCGCATTATCTATGTCTTCTAATCGGTCATAAAAAAGAGACTGGTCTTCGTAGAATCTGTTCTCTCCGGCAAATGATCTGAGGTATGGAATGTTGTTGGTTGACAGCTGTCGGCCATCTCCAAGCGCATCGACAGTCTCGAGAAGCCTTGACCCGGTTCGATACATACCACCCATCGCGTATTCAACGACGTGTTCGATCTTGTCAGGGGCGATACTGATACCACCCTCTTCATACTTACTGCCGCCAGTGAAGTCGTTCATGAACATGGAAAGGTTCTTGTACACTTCTTTGGTGGAGCGGAATGACTGATAAGCCTCGACCGGCTGAGCGCCATAGCCACGTTGCTCTGGGTAGATCGGACCACCATTGAACTCGCTTTGGTTCGCAGCAATCTCAGCGATTGGCTTCAACACTGATGGCGTGAGGGTTAGAGCTGTTCCGGTAAGGGCATCTTCGCCTGCAGGAACACCAAACGGACTGAATGAGTTCAGTGACCCGATGACCATCTGGCCTACCAGTGACTGTCGTCTTGGTAAGTACGTTGAGTTTTTGCCAGCTTCCAGCGTGTCGCCGAGATTGAAGAATATATTGAAGCCGTATGGCAGAGGCAAAGCTGTGTACTTCTCGCCGTCACCGCCCCACACACTGTCGAGCAAGATAAGGTTCCGCTCTCTAACGTGACGAGAGATCTTGTCGATGTACGGTACGCCATCCTCATCCTCACCGCCGTGCTCACGATTCATCGCGGCAAAGAAGTAGCCAGTGCCCACCATTCCCGCGGCTACCTTCTGGGCCGTGTTCATCTTGGGATCTAGCTTGAAGTCGCCTTCGGCATCGCGTCGTAGTGGAGATACAGCACGCAGCAAGTTGAAGCTGCCTTGAATACTGGCGTTGGCAAACATGTACCAAGCGTTTATGGCCTGACCATACTCACCCTTACGGTTGAAGTTAACGGTTAGGTTCTTGGCTAAGTCAGCAGCTGTTAGCTTGGCATCCTTCATTGCCTTCTCAGGCGCGACACCTGACTCAATCGATGCTTGGTATACAGCATCCCGGGCATGGATATACGCAGACAAACGAACACCATTCTCTACCGCGGTATTCCATTGCTCGACCTTATCGAACACTTTCTTCTTAGCTCTTAGGAAGGCACCCTTGTTGGTGTTGCCTGCCATGGTGAGCATGCTCTCGAGGTCGCCCTTGAGCTGGTTGATATCCTTGCTGTCAAAGTATCCAGTCTTAGCACCCATCTCTAGGAACTCAGCAAAGTCTGCCTCAATACCTTCGGGCTTGTAATTGGGATCAGCCTTGACGCTTTCATAGTAGTTGTTGATATCTCTAACTCGGAACAAAGCACCCTTAGCCATCTTCGCGGCAACGCCTTCCATGTCCTTAATCTTGCCGTCCTTCAAATCGGTCTCAGCCAAGACACTCATGATTGCCGTGGTGATATCTCGAACAAAGTTAACGGGTGGGAACTCGGGGGAGAAAGAAGTGTTAGCTGCAGAGAGGAACCGGGTAGCTGTATTGACTAAGCCGGTTACCGTGCCCATCTCTTGCGGCCCCATGTTCTTCATAGCAGATGCAAGCAGCTTGTCGTGAATCTTAATGTACTTAGTCTCGCCGCCTTTTTGCTTTACGGCTAATACTGAGGGGTCCATAGCCGGGTTGATAGCAGACATCTTCGCCTTGCCATCTTTATCAAGCGTGCCGTCATAACCTTTGGGCAAGTCCCCCGGCTCCAGAATCTCGTAGATGTCCGGGTTGGGATTGTCTTGAACCATCTTGAGGAAGGCCTGACCTACCTCATTCTTTCTGGATCGTATGATCTTCTCAGTGAGGTCTGCTAGCAGCACGGCTGTAGGACTTTCCGGCATACTGTTACGGCCCGTCGCAGACTTGTATTCCTTGCCCCGGATATCAAAACCCTTGCCGCGCTTTTGGTGCAGCGTAGAGTTATCGGACTCAGAGTCTTCAGCGAAGCCCTTGAGTGGAACGTAGTACTGCCAGTTGTTTTCGAGCTGGTACGCCTGAGCCTCATTGATCAAATCAAGATCTGTCATGATGCGACGTTGCTCAACCACCATCATGTCGATGTACTTAGCCACCTCTTCGAGCTGCTGCAACTTTCCTTCGCGATCAAACGTCGCCATCCAGTCAGCTGCCTGCTGATTGGTCATTCCTGAACCGCCGTCCGGCATTTCAGATTCTGGATTAGGCTCCTGATCTGTAGCCTTGGGTGTTCTGCGCTCTGCAATGGTTGCGTTACGCTCGGGCGCATGACGAGCCATCAGGAATAGATCCAACTCATTCATGTTCAGGCCGTACTGACCGAGCTTGTCCATCATTGGCTGAATGAATTTGCGCTCTGCCGCGGCGAGATCTTCCTCAGCTTTGCCAGTGAAGAACTGCTCTACCAGATAAGGGTCAGAGTCTTTCTCTAGCTTGCGGCCCGTGGCTTTTTCGATTGCTCGCTGAACGCGCTGAACTTGTAGGAATTTATCTTGTAGGTTGCGGATAAACCTATCCGCGAATTTCTCTTCAGGTACTGTGAATGTGGATTCACGCCTGCGAGAGAAGAGAGGGGTTACATATCCTGCTTCGTTGCTGGCTTGCTCGAGTCTTTCTTGGACATCTCCGGGCTCGCCCCATCCGAACTCTTCTGAGTATCGGTTGAAGACTTCTTGGAGCGGTTGTGAAAACTCAGCTGCGATGAACCCGAGTATATCGGATCGTCCTTTGTCGCGAATCTTGTTGATGTAATCTTGCCCATCGGCACTATCCTCCCAATTGTTCTCGACTAAGTCACCGTCAAACGCAAAGTGTACTAACTCAGCCGTCAAATCTGTCTCTGATTCTACCACTTGCTGGATGAGAGGACCGAACTTTTTATAGCCCATCTCACTAAAATCTACCAAACGCACACCATTTGGCGTACTAATAATACCGATAGCGCCAGCGAGATCTCCGAAGACCGCCTCAATGCCCTTGCCTAGAGCGGTAACCTGATCGCCAGTAAGTGGTCCGCCAACATCAAGCTCAATCCCGTGACTGTCTTTCTTAGCTGCCTTGTAAAACGGGCGGTGATATCCGACACCATCTTGATTGAGCATGAGACCTATTGCTGCAGCGTAGACATCCAGATTGTCTTTCTGGGCTTGATCAGTACCCGTAACACTGCCTTTAGCAGGAACCATAGCTACTTCGGTCTGGTTCGATGGATTACTGATGCCTTCCCAGTAGCCGGGGACCACGGTGTCATTGGTATTTACAAGCAGCCCCAGCTGCATGGCAAGCTTATCCGTGCCGTTCTCATCGTAGAGCACGTTCTGTACGGCATACTGGAAGTCGAGCTTGTCTTCGTAGCTTGCGTCATGGATGCCCGGTAGAACGTCGATCTTCGTAGAAGGAGTCGCCTCCCATGAGATCTGTCCAAGGTGACGACGCACGCCATCCCCGTAATCGAACTTGGCAGCACTAGTATCCGCCTCAGTAGGCGTGTGCTTCATCGCCTCGTCGATCCAATTCTGCATATGCTCATCAGGCGAAGTTACATGCCGCGTCTTCTTAGGCTCGTAGGTGTAGTGAAGGTAGCCGTCTTTCTCAGACCTTGCTTCAGTGCGCTGCTTAACGCCTTTGTTTTCCATCCGGGCTTTCATTGCTACCCAGATTGCAGCCTGCACCTGCTGAGGCTCCCAGCCTAATTCCTGTGCCAGTCGGTTAGTCTCGTTCTCGAGGAATGCATACTGCGATCCGTTTGGCGCGTCTGTCTTGAAGCCTCCAGCACGCATCATCCATAGATCGATGGTTGCGCCTTGCTTACCTTCGGTACTGGGCTCGATCTCTCGCAAAAGATTCTGGAAGAAGTTACTAGTCTTCTCCCCATTCCAAGGCTTGTTCTCATAGAGAAGCTCGGTAGCCTTCTGGTTCATGTTGTCTTGCTTAACTTCGATGGGCTTCCCGGCCTGATACTGGGCCCATGCTCGCAGCGCGAAGGTAGAGTTAGCGTCCACCTTGGCTTGGGGTGAGAAGATAGCGAGCAAGGCTACAAACTTCTTGGCCTCTTCGACGTTACCGCCGGTCATCTGCAGGATGGCTTCACCTGAGTTCTCGTACCAGAAACGTCCCCGGGTGCCTTCATCAGCCAGCATCTTGAATCGCTTTCTGAATGCCGGGAGTTTGGCTGGCGTGTTGTACTGAGGTGGAGCTCCGACGTACCTGCCGTTCTTCATCTCGTTCTTTGTAACTTCACCCGACCTGCCAGAGAATCTTTCACCGCTCAGTGCAGCCTCAACTCTGGGGGCGTTGTTTGGCGTGAACTGCAGACCGCCTTCGACAGGTCGACCGCGCAATCCATCGGGGAGCTTGGATCGAATGCTCTCAACGTCACCACTGACAAACAGTCCGCCATTAGCATCTTGACGGGCAGAGTATTCACCCAGCTGCTTCTCTCTCTTTCTCGAGAACAGTGTGGCTGGGCCTTGTCCTAGACCGATCTCTCGTGACTTGCGTGCCATATAGGCAATGTCAGTCGCATCCTTTTCAGCCAGAGTCGCGAACCCACGATCACGTAGCCACTGTTTGATGCGACCGATGAGCTCCTGAGCTTTAAGCTTGAGCCCCTTAGATCCTTTCTCGCCGATGTAGGCGAGCATCTCTGACACCATAAGGAACTGACGATCCTCTTGGGTCATGCCTTCTGATCCTTCGCGGTATGGCTTGAGCTTTTCCTCGATGCCCATCTCTGCGGCGATCTTGTTGAAGCCTTTGGAACCACCCATGGCTACGAATAATTCGTTTGCTGCCTGCTTGATACCTTGATCGCGCAGCATTTCCATCATGCCGCCGTGCGTAGTTTCGTGCAGTAGTACAGTTTCAGCCTGTTCTTCGCTCGCGATCTCTTCGCGCACGAGATACACTTTCCCATTATGAAAAGCGCCATCAACTTCAGACGTACCATCAGCACGCTGCGCACCTTGTGCGATCGCTACATCTTTGATCGCCTGCGGAAGATCGTTAAAGGTGTCGACGACGACAACCGGGGACTCGGGATTATCTATGTTCCGCCCGGGGGTGATCCTCTCGACGACCGCATTGAGCTGCACCGGGTCAAGGGCAGGCTTACCAGTCCGACTAAATAGGAAATCTTCTTTCTTGCCGTAGGTGGGATTCTTAGCCAGAACTAATGGGCCTACCTGAATGACTTCATCTGCGCTCAACACAGGCACACGGTGATCACCACGGTCATAGAAGAAACTGTGCCGCTCTGGGTCCATTCCGACCTGCACATAATCGCCACTAGCCATCGCAGCATCTGCCATTTCTTTGGCTGCAGCCGCAGGAACATTTCTCCATGTCCCTTTCATCGTTGCGATAGTCCCTTTGGGCTTACCCTTGGCGATATTCAGTGCGCCTTTCTGAGGCATACCGAATTCAACATTATCGATGACTGCCGTGCTGTCATAGCCAATTGACTTACCAGCTTGAAATGAGCTCTGGCCCTGACCTTCTTTCTGCTCGTGTATCGATACAACCCATGTGCCGTTGTCACGGTATGCTGGGATGTCTAATCTCACTGCTACTGGGGTGCCGTCTTCTACTTCTCTGGCCGCACCAAAACGCTCTCGCTTGTCTTCTGTGAGTGCGGCTACTGCTGCCTCATCAGCCTCTGGCTCAGGAACGCTCTCATAGGCCTGTACGGGCTTGAATCGATCGACCGTCTCAGCGTATTGCTCTTGATTTACCGTTCCTTCAGTGACCCCTTGTGCGGCTTCCTGAAGCTCTGGCGTGCGGTCTGTGACTCTGCTCAGTGCCGCCTGCGTCATCTCTTCATAAAGAGGCTTTCCACCTTGCTCCTCAACCATACGAGATAGCTCTTGAAGTTCCTGCATGGTGCCGTCCATCAATGTCTGGACAGCTGCACGATCCGCTTCTATCGCGGTCATGCCTTCCTGCATTAACTCGGCACGCACCTGAGTTAGATATGCACCGTCCTGTGGACTAATAGCTTTAGCGGCCTTCTTAATACAAGCAGTTAAACTCACTGTATGATCTCCATGGCTGTAACAATCACAGCAATAATCTCTTCTTCATCTCTCCGAGCCTGCTCATAGAGAAGTTGCATCTCCTCGTTGTAGCGTTCAGCCTCGAACTCAACCCACTTCTTGCGAGTGCCGCCGGTCTTGTCGCGTAGCTCGACCTCGACCCGAAAGTGGGTAATTGTTTTAAAGGTGTTTGCTCTGAAATGACGAGCGCCAAAATGTTTAAGCGCCATCTCTCACCACCGCGGACCTGTTGCCATCGTCATCAACGGTGACTACTAATCGATCCTTGGTGTCAGCGACATCGCGGAATCGCTCTGTGCCTGTTCCCGCTCCCGAAACTTTGCCGGTGAGTACTGAGAACATGATGCGAGTAACTTCTTCCGCGCTTAGGCCTGCCTCTATGGCCTGACTCCAGACCTGAGCAGCAATCGTATCGGCGCTAGGTGCCGCAACTTCCGTTGCAACATCCTCAGCAGACACAACGCCATCGTTCGCCCATACAGCATCAGCAATCGCCGCGCCGTCAGATGCAGCAGATGCCTGAATACCCAGTGCGGATACAGTCGCGGGGAATACTTCGACGCCTTCGTAGGTGTAATAGGCGGTCAAGAAATTGTCAGAGTAAAGGATGCCGTTCACAGCTACTGTGTTCGGGTTGTAGTACAGCTTCCACCCGTTCGTTACGAAGAATGTCCCGCCCGTGAAGCCGCCCGGAATGGGATCCAAGCCAGAGAAGCGCATTGCCGGTAGGAACTGAGCGTTCTGATCCCGCTCGAACCATCGAACCCACGCAGAGTAAACATCGACCCTGATGTCCAATGACGTGACATCATCGTTCACACGGATAACTTTACTAACCCCGTCGATGCTTACTTTTTCGTTGGCCTCCCACTCTTCAGCGTGCGAGATCCATAGCGATAATGCCACGGCTTACTCCTTACTGGATCAGCTCTTTCCAATTCACCGCCAGCATCAACTTCACTGTTGTGAAAAGGCTAGGTCTAGTCTTCGCGAAGAAGCTCCAGACAAGTCGTGAGCCATAGAATCCTTTGACGGTAGCTGTCCCGGTAAATGCACCGAATCCAGATGAGTCAACCGGAGTCATCAAGCCCACATCACTGTATAGCTTGGCTGTGCTCGTCCCAGTTGGGCTCAAGAAATAAGTGCCGTTCCAGCTGACGTTTGTGGACCCAGTGATCTCTACTGCGCCACCCAATAGGTTGAGAGGGAAGGTTGCCGCTTGAGGCTCTCTCAGTGCCAGTAATCCACTGACAGTAATCTCGGCCTCTAATGCTTCAGTAGCACCGGTAACTGTTTGCGATGCGGTTCCGCCATCATCTGAGTAGTTCTTAACTGATCCATACTGATAGTTGTTGTATGTGTCGGTAAGATCAGCTTCATAGCGACCTCGGAACATTTCTTCGAGGATGGTCTTGCCACCGCCGTAGCTTGTTCCTGCAGTAGAGACATCGACCGTAGTTCCGGGGATCAAACTAAAATCATGACCAGCGTGTACTGAGTTCAAGGTTGCCTTCATATCCACCAACGCTTCTGGTGCCCCAGCGACCTGATCAAATGCGAACGCTGATATTGATGTAGGCATATACAAAGAGTGGTTAACCTCGCCACTATCAAGGAGCTGCTCTGGACTCAGGCTGAACAGGTACTGCCAGTCGTCACCGATGTCTGCTGTAACGGTCGCATGCGATGACGCATAGGTAGATGGCTGACCGAAGCTACGAACATCGAGCGTCGTTTCAGTCCATACCGCAGCAGACCAAGTCTCAATAAACAGATTTGAGCCAGTACCTGCGGTCCCCTTGTTTGAGAAACAAACCGGTAACGACGCTGTCTGGCTCATCGCTTGATCAAACCGATTGCCTTGATAATAGCTATGACAAACAACGCGCTGACCATCTACATAGGTTCCGAACCTAACTCGTCCAGCACCATGCCATTGGATATCAATCCACCAGATGTTTGCGTGAGTCAGGTCTAGTACTTCTTGGCTATCACCTGTGCCATCAAGTTTGTCTCCATTCCATTCGGATCGAGGAATGATCGTGTCTTTCTGTGGAGCAGAAGGGATGCTGCTGCGAATACACACACCAAATCCTGTGGCGCCTGCTGCACCAGTGCCGCCTGCTCCTACAATAAAGAAGAAGCCATTGTTTGAATCAAACAATCCCCAGCGTCTAACGCTGCCTGTCGCTGCAGGGTCGTTTAGTCTGGCAGTGCCTGCGTACAGGTGACTACTGCCTGCCACATACCGGTGATAAGTATTTGAAGTCATGGCAGCAAACGCATTTGCGACTGTACCAACCTGATCATCAATACCAACCTTTACGGAGTTTCGATCCACTTCATAGGTGATATAGCCACCCTCGAATGAGGTCTTGGCAAAGTTGTTGTTCAGAATCTCAGGCTGTCCGAAGACATACTCACCCAGAGAAGTAGCACCAGTGGTTCGTAGCTTGCCCCACGCATCTAGCTGCGGAAGACCCTCAGCAAATCGGACATTGGCTGAGCCAGTGATATCGACATCCATGCCGTACTCAGGGTTATCGTAACCAATAATGTTCTGAGCAGGTATGTAAGTATCATAAGCGGCAACGACAGTAGCAGCGACAGTAATGCCATCAGGATCGGTGACCGTCTGCCCTGCGATTGGCTCTACTTCGTTGTACTTGTCAGCCTTCGCGTAGTGAACGCTTAGGTGACCAGCAACGCCTGAGCCCTGCACACCGTGGACGTGAACCAACATAGTTGGCCCACCGTTACCACTAATGGTGTATCTCTTGCCTATCTGCCACTGATCATAGCCACCAGAGAATTCAATCTCTGCGGTATGGACCATGTGGATGCGATCACCAGTGCTCTCTGGTGGAACACGGGTGAAACGCTTGTCGTTAGCCGCCATGATTAACTCCTATTAGTCGACGTAAGCTCGATCCTGCTCAGCAACGAGAGAGATCGTTATACCTTTCGCCTTGGTGATTGTTGCTGTTGCAACTACCGGCTTAGCCACGCCTTTGTTACCCGCAATGACCGTTACAGGAACCGTTCCGCCAGCTTCTGTGAAGACTGACCGACCGCCCTGCACGTTGGTGTCGTATGCGAAAGTGAAGGGAATAGATCCGCTTGAGATTGTTCCTGAAATGTCCGAGCCATCCTTGTCGTCAAGAACAATTGCAGCGCCCGTTCCGTAGTCATCAGCACCAGTGACTGAGTCAGTGATGAACATAGTGAAGTAGCCTGTTCCACCTGACGCCAAGAAGCTGTTGAACTGAAGCGTTCCACTTGAAGCAAAGTTGTAAACACGAGTTACGCCGTTATCGTCAATGAACTCGACATTGTTCAGCTCGTCGACATTAAAGTTCGAGATAAACACGCCTTGCTTACACTTGAGCGTTGATCCCTCAAATTCCGCAAGCAAGTTAGCCGTCTTACCGTTTATTGTCCCTGCGTTTCCAGCATCATTAATGTCCGCATCTTGGCGAAGAAGGTACTGCAGCTTGGTGTAGATTTGCTGAAGCGTTGCACCATTACCATCGACGATAACGCTGAAAGGGAAGTCATCGTTTACATCGTTGATGTCCGTTGACTGACCTGCACTGAAGTAATCGACCGTGATGTTTGTGTAAGTCGCAGATTGAGCTCCGGTAATCTCTGCGTCAGTGTTGACAATGTTCGTATCAACCGAGTTAGAGAGCAGAACATTAACAGTAAATGCACCTGTCGCTGTCTGACCAGTGTCGGCCAGCGTAGAGTCGCGGTATGTGAACCCTTCCTCACGAGCATAGGCTCTGAAGAATGCCTGCTTGTTGACGTTGGCTGACCCTGCATCAACAGCTGAGTCACCAAAGATCTGTACTGCTTGGTTAACCTCATCGTCAAATTCGAAATCGACCGCGGCATCTGCTGAGGCAAGCTGGTAGTAAAGCTGAGCGCCCGTATTAACATCACCCAGAGATACGATGCCTACATATCTGCGAGCAAGATCGCCGGTTGCAGATGTTCCATCAAGGGCTGCTGTGCCGCCTGCTTGGAATTCATCGAAACCACCATCTCGCAACATGTTACGAGTAGCGTCGTTTGATGGACCCCAATCACTGAACTTTGATCCGTCAAAACCAAACTGGAACTGACCCGACTTGGCGTCAATTGCATACATTGGGAACGGGAAGCTGTTGTAAGCACTGGTTTCCCAGAGCTTGATGAATTTAGAATACAGCGCCTGAAGTGTTACGCCGTCTTTTGCGATCAGGCCATTGGTCGTAGAACCATCAGCTGACGCGGTAAGCGTAAAAGTCCGGGCAGTTGTATCAATAGCGATGTTAGTGCCGACGATGAGATCGTCACCATCAATCAACTTGGCCATGTTTTATTCCTCTAAAATAATAACGTAGTTGGAGTTCGAGAGAACCCTGTTGTCTGCTAGGCGCTTTTCCACCTGCATCTTCTCGCCGTCAGCGAATTCAATTACGTCGGCGGTGGAGTCGACCGTGTCACCTACGTGCTTGCTGTCTGTTGTCATGACTACTTTTTTCATCATGGGGTGTAGTTCCTATCTGTGACCTGAGCCGCAGGCAATGACGCATCATTGACGCTAAGCTCAAAGTTGTTGATAAAGAAAGGGACGAATCCCTCTCCGTATACTGCTACGTCAACGAATGTCGACGCAGCGAATGTATACTGGTACGAGACGCTCCCATCCGAAACAATGTCCTGAACGTCTAGTAATTTTGTTGTTGTTCCAGCGGATCTAATAACAACGTCAGAGCCAGCCTTTACGCCGGTAATTGTTAGCGTTGTTTGCTGAGCAATGACGTTGACTGTCACTCCGCTTGATCTGATCGTGGGTATAGTTGCTCCAGCAGCAACTGAAATATCGATAGTGCCGCTAGTTGATGTTAGATGCAGTGCTTCGTTGCCCGTGCTGGTTGTTGTAACCGGGCTCCCAGTTGAGCCTGTGCCATAACCAATAAGCGTGTTGTCCCAAACAAAGTCTGTAGTACCGTTTATCTCTGCTGCATGGCTTGTACTGGCGCTTTTCGTAAACTCATTACCAGTAACGTCGCTTGAAAAAATGTTGAACGAGCTTGTTTTCAATCCAACGGTATCTGCCGACTCTGTTACCTTGTTGTTTTTAAAGTTGCCGCTTGTTGTTACTGCAAGCGTTCTAACAAAGGAGCATCCAGTAGCGCTTGATAAGGACGCTGTTGACGTATCCAATAAAACGCAGCCGGTCATATTTAAAGTGGGGCTCAAGCCCGTTCGCGAAAACTTACCTTGCCTTGGTGAAGTCGCTTGCGCAGTGAACGAGACGTTTGTCAGGTTTACTGTCCCATCATTAACGAGCATCTCCGTGAAGTCGGCATAAACGGTTGGGCAGTCCTGCAACACGATAGATGTGTTGTCATCAGTCAGTGTGCCCGTCACCTCTAACTGACCCTTCCATAGGTAGAAGCCTGCCTCGGATTGGAATAGGCCTAGCCGGTGCTGACCACTATCAATTAGCGTGAACTCTGAATCGGCAGACGTATCATTTCGACTGTCAAACTCACCGACACGATCAAGCGTGGCAACACCTGTGCCGCTTACTGTTATCTTTCCTCTCGGACCCCATCGCAAAACATCTGCCGCCATCGAGTTACCTCGACGTACCGACTGCTTCAGTACCGGGATGTAATGAAACACGTCATAAATAGCGTTTGGGCTGCCGTCTGTATAAGCGACAGGGGTATTGACCGGCTCTACGGCAGTGTTCACCCATCCACCGAAGGGTCCAGCGTATTTGTCGTTTCCGCCCACGTTAAAGTATCGAGCGTTTGCCTCACCCTGACCTACGCCAAGCAGGTAGCCGCCTGAAATAGTAGCGCCTGTATCGCCACTTACGCCCGTGGTAGGGCCAAAAGTAAAGCTCTCCAAAGCGCTGGGAAATGTAGCCAGCCACCAATAGAAAATAACCGAAGTGCCATCCACCCAATCTGCATCAGCCCTGATATTGATGCCGTGGTTGTAGTTAAATCCCGCCGCAACGCCAGTAGCGTTTCCTGAAGGTTTCGATACGCACGACTGACCCTGAAGAACTAAGTCCTCGTCTGCGGGGCCTTGGTTACCAGTAATATGGCCTGACGTTTCAGACCATCCGGTAGGCTGCGAACCATCCACACCATCGGCAGTGCTCAGCGTTTGAAGGTCAGTTGAATAAGCAGGCATTATTCAGCCTCAACTGGGGTGGCTTTCACCTTTGATAGGTTGCCCTTGTCGTCACGAATAATTTCGAATTCGTAGGGAACGCGCTTAGAAGTTTTTTCTAGCATTTCGGTGATCTGCTTCATGAGCTCTTGCGTCTGCCCTTCCTTTTTCTCTGCCACAGCCAGTGCCGCATCGATACGCTTGCCTGCGGTCTCATTGATCGAGTTCAGATCTTCGAGTGCAGCCTTGTCTAGGAGGGGAGCAATGTCAGCCTTAGAAGGAGCCGGTTGATCGCCCTTGTATAATTTCTTGTTACTGGCATCTCGCACTACCGCGCCAGACCGCATTTTTTGCTCTAGGTCTTTCTTAGAAATCTTATTCATTAGCCTACGCACTCCAGAAGTTTGGTCAGTACACCTCTGCGCTTGTCGATTTTACTAAACAATCGATCCGCCCTCTCACTGACCTCAACTACCTCGCCGGAGTCCTCAATTTGGAACTGCTGCTTGATGTTGATGTCTTTCAGCGCCTTGAACTCAGCATCACCTTCATAGGTGTCGACGTTGTATCCTTGAGGAAACTCTTCCTCGAGAGCATCATTGCGTGCGGGATCACGTACTGGTCCCTCGCCGTAGATTACGTTCTTGTTTTCAATAGCCAGCTGGTTAGGCCTAAAGCCAAGGTCGACCTGAGTCTGCTGGTCAGGCGTCATTGCCTCGCCCTGACTGTTAACCACCATGTCAGGATCTGGCTGATAAGTTGTCTCAATGAGAGGCACTTCTGACTCGGCCTCTGCTCTCATGCGCTCTTGACCTTGGTCAATATCCGCTTGGCTCTCTGCTGCCATGCCACTAGGCGTGACAACGAAGTCTGGTTCTACCTGTTCGGGCTCTACTTCTGGCGCAGGTAGCAAACCCTCTGGCTCCACTGGGTTGCCGAATTCATCTACCACTAGCCCAAGATCAGGAATCTCGACATCCGAGAATGGATCCGTGTCAGGAGTCTGAGTCAAATCGACCGGTGAACTAAGAGATCCAATTGCACCCACAGGTGCGCCCATCATTCCGCCAGCAAGACCCTCTGCTACCGCAGCTTCGGCTACACCTTCTGAAAGTTCTTGGCTTGAGTCAGCCTGCTGAACACCGAAGTTTTCTACAAACTTCTGACTGCCGCCTTGGGCTGCTTCAGTACCCCCTTGAACTCCGGTCTGTAGTGCTACGTTCTTAGGAAGCCCGGCCATTCCTCCAGCCATACGCCCAGAGATCGCATCATCAAGATACTTACCAGCTACTGTGCCAAGAACTAAACCTGCTGCTCCGCCTCCGACAACTGCCATCTGAGCAGTGCTTCTTGCGAATATCTTTTTACCTTGGTCTGCCGCCTCTGACTCTGAATAGCCTTCTTCGATCAGCTCTTGGAATACATCCTGAAATCCTTCGGATTCCACGAGAATTTCATTAGGCATGCGGAGGATTTCTTCCTCAACAGCACGGCCTGCGGAACCACCGACCATTCCTGCCTCGAGTGTTCCGTAGATACCCATGTTGACGCGCTTGTCTGTCGCGCTGTTTTTAACGATGGTCTTACCAAGGCCACGAAGACCAATACTGGCAGCTGCTTTAATTACGCCACCACCAGCGATCAACGAGCCTAGAGATCCTGCGCCGGACGCTCCAAGTGAAATCCAGCTATCAACATCGCCCCATGCATCACCGAAGGTCTCGCCCTCGTTTTCGCTGAGCCATGTCTTGCCCTGAGCTTCTCTGGCGTTAGAGCTTAAAGTCGACCTTTGCTCTTCACCATACTCGTAAAGGGAGTCTTCAATAGCACCCGCAGTTTCACTGCCAGTCAAGATTCGGGCAGCAGCTGCATCAGCACCGAAGCTTTCTGCGAATGCTGCTTGGGTCTGATCTACGAAATCACCAAACCGATTTTGCTCTTGACCATCCAAAGGGGCTGAGGGCTGTTGCTGCCCATACTTCTCGTCAGCAAAGTCTTGAGCCTCAGTATTTACCTGCGCCCAATCGGCGCCATCCCAAGCAAACTCATTGTTGTTTTGGTCATAGGCAAACTCGGCTTTAACCCAGTCGTTACCATCCCATCGAAAGCGGTTGTTGTCCTTGTCGGTAGCGAACTCCACGCGCTATTACCCTATAGCCGTTCTGTAACCGGGGGGCAGGGTATTCGACTGGGCCTGCGTCACGTCTACCTGACCGGGAATGTTGAGACCCATAGCCTTAGCTTTCTCAGCCTTTAATGCTTCTTGGTCTGTCGTGGGTGTTGCAGTAGGCGTTCCAGCGGGTGCTGCAGTAGGTGCTGCAGTAGGTGCTTCAGGAGATTGAAGGGCTTGTAGCACTTGTGGGTATACCTGCTCAAATGTCGCCTCACCGCTTACGTCGCCAGTTACCATTCTTCCTGCTACCGTCGCAGCGATACTCATTGGATTGCCCTTTGACTGAGTAACAATCGTCGTTGCCTCACCACGCTCCATGCCATTCTGAGTGAGATATTCAATCATCTTTGCGTTAGCTGGCAGCGTCTGGCCTGTTTCAGCCTTGTCGTTCTTTCCGGTGATCAAGTCGTATGCGGACTGGATGGTCCCTTTGTTAGAGGATATGCGTCGAGCAACTTCTGCTCGGCCCAGCACCATTCGGATCATTGCATCAGGATCTTCTGCAACCACAGGATCATCTGGGTTGCTAGAGCGGAAAAGAGTAACCGGGCGTGGCTCAGATTGCGTGCCATCTTCATAAACCATGGTTACCTCGGTAGCAAACTTACCGCTGCCCATATCTTGGAAGCCCACGACGCGCTTATCCTTTACTACCTTGCCTGAGCTAGGATCAACCTGACCTTCACCAGTACTTATTTCGCGATCGAATGCTTTGTTAAAAAGATCCAAGAACTCAGGACTGTTAGCCCTTCCTATTTCGCCGGTCTGCAATATCTCTCTACCCATTCGATCTAAATTGTTAAGGGTGACGAGATTCTCAGTGTCAATTTGCTGGCTTGGCAGAAATCGTTGCAGACCTGCTGATTGCAGTTGACCTTCTAACTCAGTGTCGACCTTGAAGTCAGGAAGCATGGCGCTTCCCATATAAAACTTCCCAGCTTCTTTGAGCTGATCTCGCTCAAACTTCGTTGACTCAAGGCCGGTGCGTTTGGCTTGAGCCGCCAACGTGTCAGCACGATACTGTGCAGTAGCCGCATCTTGCGCCATTGCTCGCTCTTGCTCTGAGGCGTATCGACCTTTT